TGGGTGCGAAGTTACCTTATCGCTAAATCTAAATTATCTTTTAAACAAGATATGTCTTGACTTTCGATTGAAAATGTGAGATAATTATATTATGGATAAAGAAACTTATTTAAAGGTCTATGACCCTAAAGCGCGGATAGAATTCCCAGAATTACCGGTACATAACGTAAACGGTATGAGGTTCTATGAAACTCCGGAGGGTCATAAGTACCCCAGCATCACCACAGTTTTGGGTAGAAACCCAGACAAACAAAAAGGCCTCCAGGCTTGGCGAAAGCGTGTTGGTGAACAACAGGCCGGTATCATTTCTGGTAAGGCAGCCCGCCGAGGTTCAGCCTTTCATAATATCTGTGAAGATTATTTGAATGGTATGGAAGATATTGCACACCATAAAGAAAAGAATTTTCTAGCGTGGTGTATGTTTGGTGAAATGAGACCATATTTGGATAAAAGTATTGGTGAGATTGTTTTGCAAGAGCAAAATATGTATTCAGACAAGTATCAGGTTGCTGGTAGATGTGATTTTATCGGAGTTTATGAAGATACGTTGGCAGTGGTAGATTTCAAAACAACTACAACACCAAAGAAAGAAGAATGGATTGAGGATTACTTTATTCAGTGTGCTGCTTATGCTTCTATGTATGAAGAGCATACCAAAATAAGTATTGAGAAACTTGTTATTATGATGGTAGCTGAAGATGGCCAAATCCAGATTTTTGAAAAGAAAACTGCTGATTATTTGAACAAACTTGATACAGCGATGGAATATTTTTATTCCAATCTTACTGTAGAGGAGTTAGCAACTTAAAGAGGCATATTATCCCATTGGACCTTTCTTGAGGCTCAATGAAATAAAATTCAAACTTTAAAGGAGAAAAAAAGAATGAATAAGAAGTATCTGTTAGCTCTTATGCTTATGGCACCTATGGCGTCATATGCTCTGAGTGTTGATGTAGAAAATGATTTGACCGTAAGGTCTGGCGACACAAGTGTATTAGTCGACCAAGATAAAAATAAACTTCAAGTAAAATATGGCAGTTTATCTTTATATAAATCTGATGATGTACAACTTGGTACAGAATTAGATGTGATTGACTTTTCAGGTTTGACTGGTTCTATACATTATGAATATACTGAAGATAATGATAGTGTTGTTGGGCTGTCTACCGGATTCAGTCTTGTTGGAATCAATCTTGATACCAAATTAGATTGGAATGTGAACGAAACGGAATTTGATGCCGAACTCGGAACAGGTTATGCCATTGCTGGTTTGGATGGTGATGTTACAACTTACTGGGACGTTGATGATTTTGATTATAATGGTCTAGACCTTTCCTTAGGTTATACTTTACCTTTGTCGGACAGGTTTTCAATCAGGCCTAATGTAACAGTACCTTTTGATGATGATTTTTCAAGAGGTGATTATAGTGCTGGTATTTCGATTGTTATAGCATTAGATACACATTCGGAGCATCACAAAAACCACAATCACTAAATAAGAATGTGAAAGATACTGATGACGATATGTTAGTAGACGGATCGGACGCGGGTGCGAATCCCGCCATCTCCACCAAAAATACTCTTGTGGGCAGAAATGTCCATGGGCAGATTGAAAGAGTGCCTGAATGGTACTATACTCCAAATGAATGGTCTAGAAGCATTTGTTGGGGTGAAGTGCCAGACGAGAGAAACACATTGTTTAAAGTGGAACTGGATAGGCTTGAAAAAGATATTGAAAACTATCCAGAGAATTTAAAACCACAAACTATACAATGGGGCCGAATTTTAGAGTTACGCAGAAAATTGGGGATGACTAGTATCGACGGACGGAACGAAAAGATATCCGAGGAATCTGACACTTAAAGTAACCGCAAATGACGATTACTACTACGGAGAATATGCGCTAGCAGCGTAATAACTTCGCGGGGAGTCGCCTCTTCCTTGTTACCAAAAAGGGGCATTTTATTTTTGAGATTATTATTATGGCAACTAAAATTACACCTAAAAAATTTACAATCATTATAGAAGATTTGGTTAGGACTAAACGCCTGACCCATCTAGAAGCTATAATGTATTATTGTGAACAGAATGGTTTGGAAGCACATACTTGCACTCGTTGGATGGACAAGGCGATGAAAGAAAAGATACAGTATGATGCTGAAGAATTGAATTACTTACCAAAAACCAGCTCGTTACCTCTGTGAGTTATATGGACTCATTTGAAGCTTATCAGCATTATCTAGCCCTCAAACTTCATTTTGGAGGCGAGTATGATTACTACAAGTATAATGCTAAAACTAATGCTTCACTTCAGTCTTTTGAGAAACGCAAAGACAAATATCAGTTTGTCCGTTTATCCAGCAAACTATCAGACCCAGAAATTTTAGAATATTATTTGGCTAATTTTATTCGTGGTGTTGAGTGGATTGGAGACTTCAATAAAAAGAATTGGACAGCCCACAAAAAGATAAATCAAAGTTTAGAGTATGTTTATAGCAATGATTTGGAAAAACTCTTGACACCAGCTGAAAATTTTGATATACTATTTAATAGTACTGAAGGAAAACACCCAAGAATAGTAAAGTCATTTTTAGGAAATAAAATAACATTAGAAACTTTAGTGATACTAGAAAGGTTATTACGATTCCGGGAAGTGTTTGACATTAAGATACAAGAAAAATTTGTGTGGCCTGAGTTGAGTAAATTGATACAAAACTATGAGCCATTTTTAAAAGTACCAGCTAATAAATTTAGGTTGATTACATTAGATAAAGTGAAGGAGCTTACTGATTATGAATGAACAGGTAAAAGAAAAAGAATCCTATATTGATGAGGCAAAGCGAAGAATTGCCCATTTGTCTTATAAATTGGAACAGTCAGAGAAAAGAGTCCGTAAGTTGGAGTTTGATAATGCTGAACTTACACGATGGGCTGATGATATTTGTTTGCCCAGATTACAAGAATTGTCTGATGACCTTGTTTCACGTTACAACCAAAAGAAGTATCGTAAGCGTAATTGGAAAGATGAATTGAACCAAGTAAGAGAGGATAGGAGATAAAAGTCCACCTCTTTTGTTGTGAAGAAACCAAAAACACAACCTAAACTGTATCGTAGAGGTAAGAAGTTAAACCTAAAACATACAGAAACAGGTAAAATAATTCCCATTACTGTAGTTATGCACGATTCTCGCCAAGGAATTTTAACAAGCGAGTATGAGTGGATTAGAACTACAGATGCCAAAGAATGGGGTTGGGAAGGTCCGTATTACGAAATAGTCTAAATAGGAGTATGACTTATATAGAGTATGTACTAAACAGAATTTTTGTGATGAAAAGAGAAAGTGAAAAAATAAGAATCTCATCTAAAATTCAAGATTCCAGAAATACTATTGCTCCATTTTTTGATAGACCTAAATTACGAATAGTTAAGACAGAAATGGACGATGAGCTAGAGGAAGGAAGACAGAGATATTTTGATTATTGGAAATCATAAGTGGAAGATAGATTAAAATTTACTGATGATGAATGGTCCCGCCTTATGTGGGCCACTAATCATTTGGAAGTAGAAAGAATTTATAAAGAGGCATATGCTAGACGTATTGCTGAAGGGCATCCCCGTGAAAGTTTTGACCGCTTACAAGAAGTAGAAAATTATATTATAGGTAAAGATTATGAAGGTGATGAAGGCACTAGGTAGCGCCGCCCTAGTTATTACATTTATTACAGGCGTTTGGTTAATTGATGACAGATATGTGGATGCTAAAGAACAGCAGACCATGAAACAACAAATCTATCTCAGAATAGATACATATGAATATCGTGAATTGACAAAACAATATTATGAACTCAAAAAGCTTGTGAGAGAAAACCCTGACAGTGAAGAACTGGTAGAGCAGTTAGAAGAAGTTAAACTGGAACGGGCTGAACTCAAAGAAAGAATTGATAATATGTTAGATAATGGAGAGTAATATGATGACTAAATGGGTTATTACTACAGTTGAATTGGTAAAGAGAGTTAATATTGTTGATGCTTATACAAAGATAGATGCATATGATAAACTCTGTGATTTAGGTCCAGAAAGGGATGTGCAGGCTGTTGAAGTAGAAGTGATAGGTGACCATATCATACATGAAGAAACAATAAATGAGTATGAATATAATAAAGATTGGAAACCACAACCTGACTATAATGAAGGGGCAGATTACCACTTACAAGGACCAGAGTGTATAGATGTGTCTGCTGGGGACGGTCCACACCAAGATGATTGGATTGATAGTATACATGATGGTTCTGTTACCGTATTGGATACTGTCAGTCTGAAATACTAATCATGGAAGTTACCTTTTTAGACAAGCTGGGCACTGACCTATCTGTTGTTGATGCCGCAAGAGTTTCTTTTGGTAATAAATCACAATGGCAAAAACATATACCTGCTCAGGGTATCTATGAGTTGTCTGATAAAGATAAGAAACTAATCAAATATCTTGCCAAGCATAATCATTGGTCTCCATTTGCACATACCTCAATCCAAATACGAGTCAAGGCACCTATCTTTGTTGCCAGACAGTTGGTGAAGCACCAAGTGGGCTTATGCTGGAACGAGGTAAGCCGCCGTTATGTTGACAGTGAGCCTGAGTTTTATTTCCCTGAGGTATGGCGAGGCCGACCAACAGATAAGAAGCAAGGCAGTAGTGATGAAGTTATTGTGTGGGTTGATAGGGAGGAACGAGCTGGCACGGCCCTGAGAAGGGTTTGTAGAGATGCTGTACAATCATACAATAAAATGATTGAGGCCGGTGTGACGCCAGAACAAGCAAGAATGATATTGCCACAGAACACCTATACAGAATGGGTGTGGACAGGAAGTGTATTGGCATTTGCTAGAATTTGTAATCTACGATGTAAAGCCGATGCTCAGAAAGAAACACAAGAAGTGGCATGGCAGATTGATGAGATTGTTAGAGAGAATTTTCCTGTTTCTTGGAATGAATTGAGGGAAGAATAATGCCGTTATTTGATTATTTGTGTTCTAGTTGTGGCCATGAAATTATTGATGTACTACAGCTAAAAGATACAGCAACATTGACATTTTGTCCAGAGTGTTGCGAACCAACATTGGGAAAGAAGCCAGGTGCTCCGAATTTTCATCTTAAAGGTGAAGGTTTCTACAAATCCAGTCCAACCAAGCCGGAAGATGAATCGACAGAATAAAGTTATTCTTCTCGGTAATGGTGAAAGTAGGTCGGGTTTAGACCTTGATAAGCTTAAAGAGAAGTGTATTGTATGGGGTGCTAATGCCCTTTACCGTGACTGGACTCCAGACCGATTAGTGTGTACTGATATTGAAATGGGGTTTGAGGTGTATAATTCTGGCTATTGTTTAGATAATGTGACATATTTTAGGGATTGGGCCAGGTTGCCTGTTGAAGCTTATAACTTCTTGGTAAGACCCAGTGACATAACTAGAGAAACCTTAGCTAATATCCAAGATTTTATCCATGAAAGTCCTAGGCCTGCGGGTTGGGATGAGTTTACCTTGAGTGGTATGGACTTAGATAAAATGTTAAAAATTCGCGAAGATTATCTGAAAAGATGGCCTGATACAAAACTGGAAGACATAAATAGTGTATTAGGTGAAAACCGAGCGGGTCTATGGATTACTTGGTGTGCACCTAAAGATAAAGTAATATCGGCAAGAACACTACCAGGAGGAAGTGATTATGGATTCTCATCCGGCCCATTATCGAATGTTCTTGCATCACATTTCGACAATCCAAAAGAAGTTTATTTAGTCGGACACGACTTATATTCAGAAACAGGAGAAAACGTAAACAATATATACAAAGGAACTAATTGTTATATTGAGGCAGGTTGCTCTGAAGTACCACCTGTAAATTGGATAAATCATCACAAGCTTATTTTTGATAAGTTCCCACAGATTTCATATTACAAGGTTAATCCTAAACCTATATCAAGTAATGATAGGATTAGTCGAGTAATCGAGGAGTGGAAAAACACTCCTAACCTAGAATACATTACACAAGATGAAATGTATGATAGGCTTCACTAAAACAAACCAAAGGAGGTAATAACCAATGGCTAGTGATTTAGTAACAACAGTAAAGGGATGGATCAATCAGGTAACAGGAGTTGCCGTTTCGTTGATCGCTCTAGCTGTAGTGCTACAGGTTCTTTTCGGAGATACCGTAGTATTCTTACCCGTAGATGTCATCGGGAACATAACTGGCCTAGTGGCATCACTGGGCAGCCAGGGACTAGTTGGTCTAGTCGCACTTGGCGTCATTTATTGGATCTTCACAAAGAAGGACTCGTAAGCTTGACTACGGTATACGGAGGTCCGGCCGGACCTCCATATACTTTTTAAAAAAGCTTGACATTGCTTAAAGATAATGTTATTATAAATAGATACGATAGCGATTATACAAGTTATCGTTGTAAACATACGACTAATATGGAGATATGAAATATGAGTTTTAAAGACTTAAAAAAGAAGTCTGGTTCTTTCGCTGAGTTGCGACAAGAGTTGGATAAAATTAGTGCCCCCGCCAGTGGCTCTTTTGAAGATGCCCGACAATGGAAACCTGATTTGGATAAGTCCGGCAACGGCTATGCAGTAATCAGATTCCTCCCACAACCTTCCGGTGAAGATTTGCCTTGGGTCCGTATTTGGAGCCATGCTTTCAGTGGTCCAGGTGGTTGGTACATTGAGAATAGTTTAACAACTATTGGTAAGAATGACCCTGTATCAGAATATAATACAGAGTTGTGGAACAGTGGTAATGAAGCTGATAAGGAGATTGCTCGTAAACAGAAGCGTATCCTGAAGTATTTTGCCAATGTTCTAGTTGTAAGTGATCCAAAACACCCAGAGAATGATGGCACAGTCCGTCTATTCCGTTTTGGTAAGAAAATCTTTGACAAGATTACTGAAGCAATGAACCCTGCTTTTGAAGATGAAGAAGCACTAAACCCATTCGATTTTTGGAAGGGTGCTAACTTCAAACT